ACAGATGGTTCGAGTTGCCGAACAGGATGGTGTGCAACTTAGATCGTTGGGTGGTGGATACCGTGACTACGCCCGACAGGAAGCGTTGTGGTATGACCGTATGACACGCAGCCGCGATGAGGCGAAGCAGCCGTTGGTGCGTCGTGTGTGGAACGGCAAGTTGTGGTTCTTGAAGAAAGCCGCGCCTGTTGCTGTGCCTGGAACATCGAATCATGGTTGGGGTTTGTCGGTTGATTTTGATATCTCTGACCCGTTGGTGTATGCGTGGCTGGATAAGCATGGCCCGTCGTATGGTTTCTACATGGAAGCAAAACCAACAAAGTCTGATGGTTCTAAGAATCCGTATTTTGAGCCTTGGCATTGGACGAAGGTTGATCTGCCGTGATGTGGTGGCAGTATCTCATTACGGCTGCGGCTGTGGTTACTGCTGTGGGTGTATTGTGGAGGAAAGTAATCCTCCCTGTGTATAGGTTCGCTAAGAAGGTGGAGCAGCATGTCACGTTTGTGGAGTCGCAGATGACCCCCAACGGTGGCAGTTCGTTGCATGACGCAATTCAACGTATCGAACAGCGTGTCAATGTAATAGAAGAACATTTGACCCAGCCACGATAAGGTATCTTTACTCGTCTTATGACGAGACAAGACATTGACACCCTGCTCTACTACCTGTCCAAAGTGGTAGTTCCCACCCCCTCCCAAGACGAGTTCTTCAAAGCAGTTCACGCCCTGCAATCCTTGAAAAATAAGGCGAATCAGAAGGCTGCCTGACCCCTTCGGTAGTATCACATCATGGACTCACACGACGAACCCATGCACCTCGACCCCTATCTTGTGATCTGGGCTGACGCACACTCAGACTCAACAGGTTGGACAGGCAAACGTGAGTTCCATGAAGAAGGTGAATACCTAGTTCACAGCATCGGCTGGCTGATACCAACCAATGACGGTGGGAAAGACGGACACGTTACTCTGTGCCAGTCGTACACGCCTGACGAGGATGTTGACCATGTGTTGTTCATCCCTCAAGGTATGGTCAGGAAAATTTCCAAAATTTTTTCTGCTGAAAACTTGATCTCTGACACACCCTCTGTATAAAGTACATTCAAACGTACAACAAGAGAGGGGAACCCGATGGGGATTCACCGTTACCGTATCCATAAACCTGAACATGGTGGTCAAGACTGGCTAGATGTTCGGTTCCGAGATGAGAATGGGAACAAACGTGTATCGGCTTCAGCCGTTGCAGCGATCTACGGGTTGCATCCGTTTGTGCCGAAAGATAAATACGCAGCCGAACTGTTGGGCGATGTAGCACCATCACCTATCCCGCCGAACCCTGCTATGGAGCGAGGCAACAGATTGGAACCGTTCGTCATGGAATGGGCAGCCGACAAAATGGGTATCCAATTCACGACACCTGAAGAAATGTTTTGTGCTGACACCGACGGTGGTGCGAAGATGGTCGCCACATTGGATGGCTTCTATGAGAAGGATGCTGAACGAAAGGTGCTGGAAATCAAAACCACCACCCGTCAATGGGAAGGTGAGTTGCCTGACTACTGGCGTATCCAAGGAATCCAGCAGGCTATCTGTGCTGACGTAAGTCTTGTTACTTGGGCAATCTTTGACCCGTCAATGATTCTTCACCTGCACGATCAGGTCATCACACAGGATGAGATTGATGAACACATCGCAGCAGTTGAGGCATGGCTGAACGCTATCGAGTTAGGTATCACTCCTGATGGTGTGCGGTGGTCGTATGAAACTATTCAGACGCGGTACTCACAGCCTGTGAATCAGATTGTTGATTTGCCTGAGGACACCGCTGATCTGTTTAAGAAGTTACGTCATGTTCGTACAGAACTTGCATCGTACAAACAGTTAGAGGATGAATTGAAAGCGGAGATTTGTGATTTGATCGGTAATGCTGATACCGCTACTATCAATGGTGTAACTGTTGCTACATGGAAGGGACAGAGAAGGGAAAGCCTTGACATCAAGGCGTTCAAAGCCGCTCACCCAGACATTGCGCGACTGTTCAGTAAAACAACAACAACAAGAACCTTCTTAATTAAAGGGGAGAAATAATGGAAAAGAAAACAATCGGACTGCAAGATGTCCTCACTAACTATGGAGTACCCGACCCGAAGATTGTCGGCAAACTTCCTAAAGGCGGAATCCAACTTGACTTTGTTGGACACGCAGACGTAACCAAAATGCTCATCGAGATCGACCCGATGTGGACATGGGAACCAGTAGCGTTCGACGCTGACGGGTTGCCTGCGTACCGTGTTGAGAACGGTATGGCACACATGGCTGGCTGGATGACGGTACATGGTGTTCGTCGCCTCGGTGTCGGCTCTGTTGCACACAACAAGCCTGATCTTCTTAAGGAACTTTGCTCTGATTATATCAGGAACGCCGCGATGCGATTCGGAATTTGTCTCGGGCTTTGGACAAAGCAGGAATGGGAGGACATCCCAAGCCACACACCTGCGCCTGCACCGAAAGCAGCCAAACCTGCACCTAAAGCACCTGCACCTGAAGTGCCACAAGTAGAACAAGAAACAGACGGGACACTCTCATCAGATCAAGTGTCACAGTTTTTCATCGCTTGTGCCACAAAAAAGATTGACCCCAAAAAGGTAGCGAGCCTCGCAGGGGTACAAGACCTTGACAACATCAAAGCAACCGACCTCGCACGTCTGCGTGTCGCGTTCAAGGAGTTGCAGAACAGTGCCAAATAAAAGAACAGTAGACCCGACAGGGGAACAAGCATCATGTCGCATCATCGGCTTGCGTGTAACAGAGAAACAGTTGTTTCAAATCTCACAAATCTGTGAAACGAAACAAATCAAACGCTCTCGTTTGTTCCGTGAAATGTTGCAGAACGAATGGGACAAAGTTAATGCAGAAAATGAATGAGGAGTTCTGCCCCGATTGGGAGAACGCCGCACACATGATCGCTTTACTGTTGTTCATGTTTGCTGTGGGTGGGGAGGCTGACGTTGAAGAAATTTCTACAGCGTTGGACTGCCCCCCACACGAGATGGTGAACCGCAGTATTGCGTGGATACTGGAAATTGTTGAAGGGGTGAAACCAAATGATAACTAACTGTCAATGTGGTTGTGGTTGTGGTATCGCTTTGTTTATTTCGGAGCGTGTCGAGCCATACATTTGTTTGGATTGCGCGCCTCACTACAAGGAGGTGGACGGTGACTGATCTGAAACCTTTGAAGCATGGACGGCAGAAGTATTACCGCGATAAGTGTCGCTGTGATAAGTGTGTCCGTAGTTGGGAAAACTTTAATCTGAAACGTAACGCTAAGAAAAAAGAAACTCGTGCGGCTATTAAGGCGAGGAAGTTGGATGCTGCTCCGCTTCTTGAGTTGATGTATGAGCAGGTCGATAAACATTCTTCTCTTGGTAGGAAGATGCGGTATTGGCGGGCGAATGGTGTTGATCCGTACACGGCTGACAAGATTTGTTGTGAGTTGGGGTATCACCCATTCGAGGTGTTTGGTGATGCGTGGTGGAATGGAGCGTTCGATGAATAACTATTCGGATTACATAGAGAAGTATGTCGCGGCTGACTTACAGAAAACTGTTGATGAATTAAGACAGGAACGAGACACTTGGCGAACACTTGCCAAGATGATGATTGCACAGATAGACCCTGAAAGCCCAGCATGGGCTGAGTATTGGAAGGTACAACGTGGAGAACAATAAAGAAGAAAAGAAAAAAGAAAAGACTGTTGCCGACATTTTCGGTGAGGTTGTGGATTATGTGAATGACCCGAACAATAACGATGTTTCTGATTACTACAATCGGAAGGGTAGCGGGGGGTACACAGGTGACTGATGACATTGTGACACGACTAAACACGCAAGACATGACAAAGGCGTATTACAAAGCGTTTCCTACGGTGGTAACGCTTGAAGATGCTATGCGCCAAGCACTTAAATCTATTGCTGAGATCGAACGCTTACGGGCAGAACTAGCAGAGTGCCAGTCGGAGTACCAAAAACTTTGGGGAAAATACAACAGGGCGGTGCGTGGTGACTGAGTGTGTGAACTGCAAGAACCTCACCTACACCTACAGCGGGTGGTGTAACAAATGTGCATGGGAAGCGATGAACTATTGGAAAGCACAAACAGATTCTTTCGCAGGGATTATCAGAGCCGCTTCTAGGAACGTCGTTTTTGTAAAGTATGAGAATGACCGACAACAAAAAGTCCGACGATCTAAACGAACCAATAATGATTGAGTTCCCACGCTATGAGTACGCCGTAGGTGAACGTGACCGTTACCGTTCCATGTGTCACCGCCTCGCCTATGCGATCCAGTTGATACATGAAAACATTGAGGACGGTATGCCGAAACAAGCAATGCTGTTATCTCACGCCATGTTGGAGGACTACAAAGATTTCCTGTTGGATAGACAGGTGGTGGGTGATGAGTAAATCAAAACAGAAAGGCACACGGGCAGAGAATCATGTGGTGGCGTATCTTAAAGAGTTCTTTCCTTACGCTGAACGCCGCGCTTTGGCTGGCATTAACGATAAAGGTGATGTTACGGGTATCCCAAGCGTTGTGATTGAGGTTAAAGACCACGCCAAGATCACGTTGTCGGAGTGGTTGAAGGAGTTGGAGCAGGAGATGTTGAACGCTGATGCTTCGACTGGTGCTGTGGTTGCGAAGAAGCGTGGCACGTTGGATGTGGGTGACTGGTATGCGGTGATGCCTGTGTCTGTGTGGGTGTCCTTACTTAAGGAAGCAGGGTACTGATGCAGATTGTGGTGACATTGAACGAGTATGAGATGTTGCAGGCGGCTGTTGGTGGATGCCAACGTAGGATCTCGTCAATGTTTAAGGGGAGACCACAGTTTTATGGTGCTGGTGAACGCAAGAATTATTGGGAGATTGATGTGATGGGTGCTATCGCGGAGTATGCGGTAGCGAAAGCGTTTGATTTGTGGTGGCAACCGACTACTAATCAGAAGTTGTCTGAGTTGCGTGGCGATGTGGGTGACTGGCAGATTAGGTCTACGTCGCACATGGACGGTCATTTGTTTCTGCATCCGAACGATAAGGATGCGAACTTTATTTTGGCTATCGTGAAGGATAATAAGGTGTTGCTTGCTGGTTGGATCAGTAAGCAGAAGGGTATTGAAGTGTCTGAGTTATCTAGGTTTGATACTTATTGGGTGAAGCAGGAGTATTTGTGGTCTATGGCTGATGCTCCTGTTGCGGTGGTG